ATTCTGGCTGAATAAGGGACGTGCAGTAATCTCGGCTTCAAGGGTGCTGCGAATCTCGTCATAGCTAAGAGCCTCGGACTCCACATTCTCGACAGCAATCCGGCAGGACCGCATAATCTCACGGAGCCTAGCCTTCTCTGCTACGATGTTCGCATAGAACTTGGCTGTGAGTTCGCTGTAAACGCCGTCAGCTACCGATAGGATACCTGCTATACCCCCGACCTCATCAAGCCCCCTGAGGGACTTCAGGTGCTCTGCAATGGACACCTCGTCAATAGGCTTACTCAGTTGAGCAAGGTCACCTATAGCTTGGTACAGTAATTTAAATCTTAGTACGTAAAAATCCTCGGCCTCCAGTAAAGGACGGACCATATCATATACGGATGCGTCACCTGGGAATAGGCAGGATGCTATTAATTTTCTTTCAGCCTCGGCACTATGTGGCTGGTTCGTCGTCAGTAGGTTTATTTCGTTCATTTTCAAGTAATGCTACCAGAGAACGAAGGACTTGTCCAAGAGAATTATGGGCTACACGATTCACCTCCGGCAACCTATAACTATCAATTGAATTATAGATGGAGAGAGATACTTCGGCGGCTTCTTTTATTTTAGTCATTTCGTTGCGGTCTATTTTATTATATTGAGTCATAAGAATTACTTGCCCCCTACCGAATTGTAAGGGGCAAGCATCTTAGCACAGGGACTTACTCCGACTCTGCTCTTTCGAGCATCCCTATGGCTATCAACGAGTAGCCAATTAGGTCGCGGAATATGTCCTTGGATTGGTCGCCATTAGTAACTACTTTTAGCTGACCGTCGTTACAGAAAGCCTTCGCTCTCTGGAATTTGTCCTGCATCCGAATGCAAACACCTGTTAAGGGATGAACACCGAACTCGGAGGAAGCATCGAAGTTTGCGAAGGGGTTATCGCAGCTTTCGCCTCCTGTGTAATCCGAGCATTTGTGAGCGGTTAATTCCAAAATGGAACTTACCTCAGCACGCCGGAATGTTTCCCACCAGATCTTATCGAATGAAGATGAGGACATCCTTAGAATGGGGTGTTGTCATTGGTTGGCGCACTTGCAGCTTTTGGCTCAGATGAGCTACCTGCGGGTGCTGCGTCCACTGGATTCAATGCCAGAGAGAGGAAGTTCGTACCGCTCTTGGCCGTCTTCTTCCAGCCCTTGAGGTAGTACTCCTTGCCCTCGACATTAATCTTCCCGCTGTAGTCAGGATGATTTGGTTTTTCTTTACGGTCATTGACGAAGAATGTACCGGAGTTAGTGTTATCGTATTGTGACATAATATTACTTTCGTTATTGGTTATGATTTTAGACATCTTCATCCAGCTTTACAGCACGGATGGTTGTGTCAGGTTGTTCTAGCTTGACGCTCAAGTGTTTAGCAAGTGCATCGATTTTCTGATTAAGCAATTGGTTCTGCTTATCCAAGAGGTTATTGTGCAGGTGTACTGCTTCAAGATTTTCTTTCATCTCCTTGATGATAGTTTCGTAATGGTTGTCAAGCATTTGAATGCTGGAGATGACATCAATGATTTCGTTTCGTAAGTCCATAATATTTGTGCGCAACAGAATGTTCCGCTTAGAATCCTTGTGATTGTTTGGTTGTAGGTTTAGGTAGTTTGCTGCCGTGGTCATTAGTAGCATCCGGATCTTTGGTATCGTCAATAGCAAAGAGGCCATTCAATGCATATTTTCTGGCGTAGGATGAAGCACTGCCCGTAATCTGGGCATCGTCCATCCCCTTCTTTGTCTCAGCCTCACGAGCGAATCCATTAGCGTTGAGGAAATCTCCGCTTAACGTATCGCCAAGTGACGCAGTAGCATTGACGTAAACTCGACCGCCGACCTCGACGATATTATCAGTGATGACTAAAGCGCATTCGTACTTTGACATCAAAGGTTTCAGTGCAGTAAGGATGTCCTCACAGGAGCGATAGCGATACCCTCCGAACTTATTAGTCTGTCCTTTGGGTGCTTTAAGCTCCGCCTGGATTAACTGTAGTTTCTGTTGTATGTTCATCTTATCTTTCTTGGTTTCTGTTTTACTCATATTTATTCTTGGTTAGTTTACGGAACAGCTCTTTGCGCTGCTTTTGATTTTTACAAGAAGCAAGATCACCTTCACTTGCTCCTAGGTCTTTCAACTCTGCTACTTGTTCGGCGGATGTCAAGGAATTTGCGAACTTTCTTGTAAGTTGTGTAAGTCCTACGGGATGAAGGACATCGGTCATCTCCTGCTCCAAGTAAGCGGCCATTGCCTCTAAAGTATTTGGCAGATTTTCCTTATCACCCTTGCACATCTTGAGGAAAAAGTTCTCAACCTTTCCGAGAAGACTGTTGGCCTGGCGAGAGATTACACCTCGGACCATTCCGGTCTGGTGGTCGTGATCCAGCACCCAGTCCTTTGTCTTAATGTCCAAGATGGGACAGGAGATTGGCTTGTTAGCCTCCCGGAACTCCTTGATTTGGTTTTGTGATAAGTAAGTCATAGGTATGTTGATTTGGTTATAATTAATCCTGAGGCAGTCCCAAGAGAAGCTCCGATGCAGTAAGTTAATCTAGTTTTCCACTCACCAAATGCAATTCTTTTTACGTTGAATGTCCACACTAGGCTGATAAGGAAACCGATAATGATAGCTTCGTAGAATTTTTGATGAGCGACCTGCCAAGTATTGACTACAACTAACATAACCTGAGTGTAGGCGTATAAGAATGTTCTAATCATCTGCCCCAATCTCACAGGATTCGCCACAAGCCGATCCAGTATCTAGGAATACGTCGTAGTTTGCTTGGCTGAACATTTGCGTCTGGTCAATATCTCGGTACGGCTCGAAGTCTAGCGTCTGTGCCATATCCAAGAGGTCTTTAGTACTTGTGTGTTTTCTAAAAATCTGGTGTTCACCATCCCTGTCCTTGTCGTTTTCTCTCACTATCTGGTACTTCTCTTCCATCCTTAATGGGAAGTCAAAAACTGAAGGGTCTTCCTTTGCTATCGTGAGTAGTTTCCGCATAGACTTCTTCCAGCACCAAGTGCAATTCCCATAGTGTTCACCCTTTAGCTCTAGGTCAAAGGGCCAGCTCGCGCACTCCTGTTTCACGTCCTCCTTTGTCCATCCAGCATCCGCTAGAGGATAAACAAATTTGCGCTCTATGCGATTTTCTGATATGCGATCCATTTCATCTGCTCGGATTCCTATTGCAGTCCAATATGTCCCTTTCTTCCAACCCATCGAACGTCGATGATCATACATTACTTCTTCCTTCAGCCGCGACGTACACTGTGGATGGGTTGGTCCGCATAGTCCGTATTTAGCAATATACGCCTCAAACGGCTCGCCTTCACGTGATGCACTTTCGTAATCCACAACCTTATGCCTAATGCCCTTGCCCTTCTCTGGGTTTACTAATGCCTCAACCCACACCACATTCCACCCGAAGTGCTTGTCGCATTGGTCTACAAACTTTAAAGTATTGTCGTGCTCGCAGCCAGTATTGGCAAAGGTGATAGCAATGTCGTGCGTATCCGAGAACTTATCTACACAGAGCTTCGTCATCACAGCCGATGTCCGACCTCCGCTGAAGCTGATTGCTAGTTTTGGCTTACTCATACTCTGGGTAGTCATCTCTAAGCCACTCGATGGCATCTGTTACGCCGAACATTAAGTCCCTAATCTCTCCGTCCAGAGAAGTATTAACTCCGATTGCGTTGTCGAGGGCCTCTCTGGCTTGTTTCATAAGCTCTAGTTTCTGTGTGTATTTTTCTTGGTTCATCATTATTATGGTTGTGGTTATTTTTAGTAGGTAATCAAAGATAGAAATATACGCTGTTTACCCGATATAATTTTTCCTTGAGTTGAGTTATGATTGGTGGATGAAAATGCTCTGCCTATTCTTCCTGCTTGTTTCTAATTCACTTATCGCCTCACCAGCAGCGATCGAGGTCCTGTCCGCCAGTGGCCTTACGCATTCGATTGCCCAAGCTAGGACTATGTATG